GAAGAGTTTTGCTGAGCTGATCGACGTTGCCCCTTCCCTGTTATCGGAATACTGCTCCGAGAAGAAAACCCCCTCCATAGAACGTTTCGATTTAATCGAAAACAAACTGCGGGAGATGGAGGTATGAGGGTTCACCTTTATATAGCGTCTTTTAAAAGCAGTAAAAAACATAACGTTATCTATAAAATAGGTATCAGCCAGAACGTAGAGCAACGTCTTTACGCTTTAACACAACACCCTGTGTTAAGCGCCTACCCCTCGGTAAAAATATTGTGGACAAAAGAGTTTAACACTCGGGATGAAGCTCGTGAAATCGAAAGACGTGTAAGGCTCTCGCTTAGAGATTACCGTTTTTACGGTCACGAGTTCTTCGCGATTGATGCTGCGACTATGTTTAAAACGGTTCGCGAAGCTTTACCGAAAAAGGCTTTTGATTTAACTAACTGGCTTGAAAAACGTCAAGCTGCATAATAGGAGAGAAGTAAATGATATATACCGGATATAAAACTCGCGATTATTCAGGATATTTCGTTCTGATTGTCTTCTTCATAGTGGCGGGGTTGTTTTATCTCGCTGTTACCGTTGGCCTTGATAGAGAGCTCGCGCGCCAAGAGGCGGTACGCATTCATAATTGTGAGCGGTACGGCCCTGCGATAAACAAACATGCGGGCAGCGAAGTGTGCCCTCCAACAGTGAACGGATAGAATGATGAACGAGCAGTGGGATAAACGCTTCTTAGAGATGGCTCAGCTCGTCGCCTCATGGTCGAAGGACCCGAGCACGAAGGTCGGGGCGGTGTTGGTGCGTCCAGATAAGACAATCGCCTCTACAGGCTTTAATGGCTTCCCTAAAGCTATGCGCGATATCGGATATGATAATCGCCCTGAGAAGCTCTCTCGCATTATACATGCTGAAATGAATGCTCTGCACTTCTGCAAGGATCAATCGCTGGAAGGCTACACGCTCTACGTATGGCCGATGATGTGTTGTGATAGATGCGCGGTGCATGTGATCCAGTCAGGCGTCCAGCGCGTCGTGTCTACTGCCTATAATGGTGGGGGCCGTTGGTCTGAAAGCATCTTAAAATCTATAAGATACTTTCGAAGCTGCGGCCTTGAAGTGGACATATACCCTTCCGCTCTTATGCCGGAGGGGCAAAGGCTTTTTGACAAAGAGCATGTAAAATATCTTGCTGGTCTTGAACAACCAAACGCCGAAGAGATGCTTGACATCTTGGAGCTTTTGAAAGGCTTGGCGGCATGAAAGTTGAATACACTACGATAAGCTATACGCCGATGCTTGGTGTCAGCACAAAATATCACCGTAAAGAGTATCGGTGGAGATGGTGGGGTTCGCTCTGCATGGGTTTAACAAACACGCTGCCGGTCTGTCATACAGGCATAGGCTTTGTGTTTCAATCGGGAGAGGAAGTAAATAATGGCTCGCAAAACTGAGAAGCAAATCGAGTTTGCAACAAACGACTATGTGAACCGCATAATAGGGGCTGTGTCTAAAGCGTACCCTGACGGTTTGAAAGAGGACGAGGCTAAGAGCATGAAAGCGCTCATCGGTCTGACCGTATCGACTGTCCTCAATGACTTGAATAACAATAAGAAACTGAAATAAGTTTAACCTATGGGGCTACGCCATTTTTATATTGTTTAAGTATAAATGTGTGAACTGAAAAGAGAAGCGCGCAAGGTGTTGAAAGCGTTTACTAGCCCCACCCAACAAGGAGATACCGCGATGCCTGAGATAGAAGTGACAATGTGCCCTACCCGAGCGTGTGTCGGCTACGGCATTCACGCTAACAGCACATCTATAGAGCTGTTAGCAATCGACACCTTGGCTGTGCAGGTCGCAGGAATTAAAACCACACCAAGAGGGCGGTGGATAAACCCAGCAACATTGAAGAAGAGAAGAAGAAAATGGTTATAGAAACAGGAGATATCCTCTACCGGTGGCAGCGCACAAGTTTCTCAGTCTATGAGGTTGAGCGTGTGACGCCGAAGTGTTTTTTCGTAAGGAACATTGCTTCCTCGATTTTACCGAGCTTTTTATATCGATTGCCTAAGGAAGAGCTCAACGTGGTTAGTGAAGGGGGAGGTATCGAGTGGGCAACAGACCCGCAGATACTCCTCGACCAGATCGCTAAGGACGAAGCGAAAGAAGCAGTAAGCTACAAGAAATTTAATCAAGAAGTGCTGAATGCACGCAGCGTTTTAAACGACGCGCTTTAAAGGCTGGAAACAATGGCGAAGAAAACACAGTGGGGCGCAGAGCCTTGTGGATGGGATACCTTTATCGATCACGGTTTATCTAAGGATTTGCTGCCTGTGGTGAGCAATCCGGGTGCGCCTGTGAGCTCAGGCTCCACGATGAAGCAGCTCGGCAAGACACCATCGCTCTACACCAGCGCAGGAGACGTCTGCGGGATCAAAAAGTGGACGAGCAAGTTCACAACGGACTGGGAGATAGAACAATGGCGCGCGGAGCCTGACTTCGGTATCTGCATTCAAACCCGACACCTGCGCGGCATCGATATTGACATCGAAGATAAAGACCTCGCGGTCGATATAGCTGAATACATCCAAAGGGAGCTGGGCCTAACGCTCCCTCTTCGATACAGAGACAACAGTTCTAAGTGTTTGCTCGCTGTATTCGTTGAGGGCGAGATACCGAAGGAGGTGCTGCGCTTTGGTGAAGCGGGCCTGGTTGAGTTCCTCGGCGACGGGCAGCAATTCATAGCAGCCGGGACACACCCTAGCGGTGAGCGCTATCAATGGAGCGTAGAGATTGACGAAGACATCCCAGTCATCACGCAGAAAGAATACGAGGCCCTGATCTACTGCATGGAGCTGGATTTCGATGTGGTTCGCACCAAGCGCAAAGCAGGACTGCGTAAAAGAGACCTCGGGGATGGCATCGTTTCTGACAGCACTATAGATTTTTTAGAGGATAACGGCCATGTACTTGAATACGGAGACGAAGGCCAAGCACACATTATCTGCCCTTTTGCTGACGAGCACAGCAGCTCCCCTCAAGATGGAGCGGTATCAGCTACAACTTACTTTCCCAAAGGATCACGTGGATATGAGCGGGGCCATTTTAAATGTCTACACGCCCATTGCGAAGGACGCCCTGACGCAGAGTTCGAAGACGCTTTCGGTATCCGAGCTGCTGAGTTCAATGAGGTCGTGCTTACAGATGCTGAGATAGAAGACGAGGGCCCTAAGTATAAATGTGATAAACACGGACAACCTAAAGCGGTTGTGAATAATGTTATGATGGCATTGCGCCATGCCCCAACGAGTGGGCTGCAAGTTTGCTATGATGGTTTTAGGGATGAGATGTTGTTCCGCTCGCCAGATGGTAGGTCAACCGAGCGTGAGAACGACGAGAGGTTTACACGGTTACGCGCTCGGCTCGAAACACTGCATGATTTCCACCCCATCGGTAAAGAGATGATACGGGACTCCGCGCGGGTAATCGCCAAGGAAAACGAGATCGACGCAGCGACAGAGTGGATTACGGGCCTTGAATGGGATGGTGTAGAGCGCATTGAGACGTTCCTGCCTGAATACTTCGGCGCAAGAAACAATGAGTATACGCGGGCGGTGAGCCTTTATATATGGACAGCAGCAGCGGGCCGCATCGTTGAGCCCGGGCTTAAAGCCGATATGATCCCCATCATGAAAGGACCACAAGGCTATATGAAGTCGACGGCGATTGCTGCCATGGCTCCCAGCATGGATGAGTTCTGCGAGATCGACTTCGATGAGAACGATGCTGATCTGGCACGCAAGATGCGTGGTGTGCTCGTGTGTGAGATACCTGAGCTCAGAGGATTACGCACTCGGGCTATCGAAGCGATCAAGGCGTTCGTTGCCCGGACGCATGAGAAATGGATACCAAAATATAAAGAGTTCTCCACAACGTTCCCTCGGCGCTGTATCTTCATCGCCACCACGAATGATGATGAGTTCCTCGCAGACAACACCGGGAACCGTCGCTGGTTACCTTTCGATGTTATACGCTATGCCGATGTGAAAGCCATCCGGCGTGATCGTGAGCAGCTCTGGGCAGAGGCGCGTGAGCGTTTTAAGAAGGACGGACTGTTATTTGATGAAGCTGAGAAGCTCGCAGTCGAGCAGCATGAGAAATACATGATGCGAGATGCTTGGTACGATGTAATTACTGATTGGTTGGAACGCCCTCAAGGGCTCGATGGGGATGACGATATCCCGCTTGATCGAGAATATATTCGTCCAATCGATGTAGCGCGTGAAGCGCTCAACCTTGACCCCAAAAACCTTAAACGCATGGAAGAGATGAGGATAGCAGATGTGCTAAAAACTCACGGCTATGAGAACAGAAGGACAAGGGTCAAGATCGGCGGGAAGATAAAGCGTATTAGAGCTTGGTTCCCTTCAAACAGTGATCTCGCATAAAACTGCACGTTGTTCTAACGCGCAGTAATTTACAAGTTAATGTCTACATACTCGCCTCAAAGCTATGAGGTGGGACGACCTCCTTAGCTGGGACAACCTATAAGCACAGGTTGTCCCTCTAGGTTGTCCCAGCGCAAGATGAAGGTAGCTAAGGGCTGCAAGCATTCTGGCCCACTGGGACAACCTTTATACTATTAAAAGAAAGAGAAGTGAATAATGGGACGGAGCAGGGAGCAGGGGGCGAAACCCCAGAGAGGTTTAGGGGTTTTTGGTTTTAGGTTGTCCCAGAGGGGGTCTTTTTTCGGTATAAAGCCCGACCCCTCTAAGGTACGAGCTGGGACAACGTGGGCCTTTTTAGGTTGTCCCAAGGTTGTCCCGCGTTGAACACGCAATATTTTACGAGTTAGGAGATTATGATGAAAAAGAGAGTGGTAATTGGGGTTGTTGGCCTTCAAAATCTACCAGTAGGCGAGGCGCATCATCGAGCTCTTCTGAGCGATGAGGAAGTTGAGCTTATCAGAGAGATATATGAGGAGGGTTTCTTAGGACCAACCGCAATCGGTCGAGCCTTTGGAGTATCGAGATCATATGTTTACAATATTGTTACTTATCGGCGTCGTGCTTGCACACCAGATGCTTACAAGACGATTGAGATTACGATCAGCGATGGCGAGCTGACTGCGTTCGAGGAAGTTGAAGATTAAACCTGTATACATACTAGCCATTTAAAATGAGAGGATATAGCTATGGAAGATGCAGAAAACAACGAGATAAACACAGCGAATTTAACGGCAACAGAAAAAAGAGAGTTATTTCTTGCTGTGCTGTCTGCTTCGTGCAACGTCACAAAAGCATGTGAGGTCTCTGGTTTAGATCGGGGAAACGCCTACACGCTGAAAGCAAAAGATGATGCTTTCTCTGAGCGTTGGGATCAGGCAAAAGAGCTTGGTGTCGAAGCGCTCGAAGACGAGATGCACCGACGCGCAGTGGATGGCACGGTCCAGATCACCAAGTATGGTGTCAATCGTCAATATAGCGATGTGCTCGCTATCTTCTTGGCTAAAGCTCACAAACCTGAGCGATATAGCGAACGCATTCGCAATGAGATTACTGGTGCTGGCGGCGCTGCTCTCAACTTGGATGACGGTAAGATCGCTTTGAAACTGAATGCTATCCTCAATAACGTGATGAAGCGTAAAGATACCGCCGAAGAACCACAGGCGGTATCCGATGACTTCGATGACCTCTGCTAATCAAGATATAGACTGGGCTGCGCTTCTCCCCTTCATGACCGAAGAGGAGAAGGAATTTGTCGGTCGCGTTGTGCAGATGAACATGGGTGTCTGGGACCCTCTCGAAGGCCCACAGCTTATGGCCTACAACAGCACCGCCTCGGTAATAGGCTACGGTGGAGCTGCCGGGGGTGGTAAGACTGATCTCATGTGTGGAACAGCCTTGACCAAGCACCAGAAGAGCTTGATCGTTCGTCGTGAAGGAACACAGCTCACAGGCATCATTGATAGGCTCACAGAGCTCTTGAACAACAACAAGGCTGGTTACAACGGCCAAGAAAAGATATGGAGGCTCAAAGGCGACAAGCAGAACCCTTACAGACAGATCGAGTTTGGGTCCACGCCGAATGCTGATGATTGGAACAAGTATCAAGGGCGACCACGCGACTTCCTCGGTGTTGATGAGGCTGCTAACTTCCTTGAGATACAAGTTCGAATGCTCATCGGGTGGGTGCGTTCCGTTGATCCCGATCAATTCTGTCAGACACTCCTTGCCT